GTCTGAAGTAACTGTACCATCAAAGAAAGCATCTTTAAATTCTAAAGAAGATGTACCTAAATCTATTTGGTTATTTGTTTGTGGTCTTAATGCACCAGCAGCTAATGTTAGTCTGACCGCGTTGGCTGCTTTGAAATCTATTTCATCAGCAGTTCCAAAATCTATTGCAGTCTGAGCATCTTCACCGATAATTAAATCAGTCGCAAGAATAGAATTGATAGTAGTTTGTGCTGCACCTAAAGTAAAATCAAGTGTATTATCAGCATCTTGATATGCTACTGCAATACCAGATTCAGTATTAGAACTGACCATTGCACCAACTGTATCAGAGATTGTTTCTGCTAAAGTAACACTATTGATAGTAATTGCGTCTGCTTCTAATGTACCGTCAATATCGACGTTCCCAGATATATCAAGTGCCGCCATGACAGTTGTACCTGTAAACGTTTTACCTGTAATACTCTGAGCAGAACTTGTGTTGATTAACGGAAAACCGCCCTGTGTACTTGCATCATGTACTCTTAGTGTATCTAAAGTTGTATCGACGCTTACTTCACCCAGGGCACCTGTGAAAGCATCGTTCTGAGCGGTTGTACCCCGTCTTAGTTGAACAGCTGTTGCCATCTATTTTATTCCTTCTATTTTTATGCTACGGAGCCGTGATCGACTATAATTGATTGTCCTATTGGTGACATACAATCGTATGCCGAATCTAATGCAATACCGAATGCATCTGTATTTGCACTTGCTATACTGCCATAATCTCCAACTGGGTAATTGCCTTGTCTATGTACAACACCAAGATTAAGAATTGTTTGAGCTGTAACAGCTGCACCGCCGCCTGAAAGATCAAGCTTGCCTGTGAAAACATTAAATTTATATGCACCCATATTAGCTAGACCTTGTTACAGTAGTTAAGTTGTCACTACCATCGTAAGCATACGTTACAACAGCGACTATTGTTCCACTGGCTCCACCGCGTTTGTACGTAGTACTTGCGATATTTTCTCCAGAGTAAGTATTAATAATAAAATCATAAGCAGGGATTCCCATAGGGTTAGAAATATCTAATTCCCGTGCATATCTTTGTGTTATGTCAACCATCTATTTTTCCTTTGCTGCCTTCACAAATTCCTCGGCAGATTTCTTAGCTCTTGCCAGTGTAGGATATTCGTCTAGTTTTTCATTATCAAGGTATAAACAATACATACCAGCATCTGTTTGGTGTATCATAACCGATACACCTTTGATTTTTCCACCAAAGACATGTTTACCTGGTGGCATGCCTTTTAACTTTTTTTCTCTTAATTCTTGAAATGTTATCATTTATGCCACGCTTTTATTTCGTTTGTAGTATTTATAATAATACTTTTTTAGACGAATTATCAGTTTTACTGCTCATTTGATTCAGTATCTTCGTCATCCTCGACGGAAACTTCACCATCTTCAGTTGAGTCATCTGCTTCGAGCTCTTCGTCTTCATCGGCTTCTTCGGCATTTAATTCCTCCGGTTCTACATCATTAAATATTTGGTTAGCTACTGCAACCTTTTCTTGATCTAATGCGGCACTTAACTTTGTTCCGATTAATTCATTAAATATCTCAGTTGCTTTATTGTATTCTTGCGCATGTGCAAAATCAATCATATCAGCTACACCAGCAGCAGGATGTGGTTCTCCGCTCGATGTTCTCATTTCAGTTTCTTCAACCATTATCTTCCTCATCATCTTTCACTATTTTAACAGGGGTTGGTCCAGCTGGAGCTTCTTCTGCTTCAGCGTTCTTTGCTTCATCATCTGGAATTTCTCCAGAAGCTTCTTCGTCGGCTATTTGTTTCTTCATGTCTTTTATTTCTTCGTCACCGAGCATCAGAATATTACGGAATACATACTCTTTAGAGAAGTACTCACCTATATATTGCTGTGTTAAGTCCAGTGTTTGAAGTCTTTCACGAAGTATTTCTGCGTCTTTCAACTCAGTAAAATGATTATCTCTTATATAATCAAAATGTATATCTGCTCCCCATTCATCCCAATCTTCTTCGGTAATGATATTTTTAAGGAGCAATTGTCTTTTGAGTATCTCTGAAAACAGTATAGAGAATCTTTTTCTAAGTCTGTCGATAAACTTCTGGAACTTGAGTTCATCTCTTGAAATCTCAGTAGATCTACCGAGACTAAATTGTGATTCTGACTCAAGCCGGCCCATTGGTACATTTAGTGACTTATATAGTCGTTTTTGGAAATAGAGGATATCATCTATTTGTCCAAGATTATCACCACCTGGCAATGTAGAAATTTCTGTTCCCCTGCCGCCTTCACGACGTGGTAACCAAAAATCTTCGAGCATTGACATGTGCTTGCGGTCATCTTTAATTGCACCAGTAGAAGCATCGTAAACTAGTTTGTTTCGATACTTGGCCATTATGCTTTTCATATATTCTTCGGATTTACCTTTTGGTAAGTTACCGACATCTATATAGAATATTCTACGCTCAGGCGCACGTGCAAGACGGTAGATCACTAATGAATCTTCCATCATACGTAGCTGATTGAGCGGCTTTAATGCTTTGTGAAGATAAGATATTATCTTCTTTTGTGTTTCATCAAGTAAACCAGATGTACAATAAAGAACTGAGTCTTTAGTTAGCTTCACGCCAGACTGTTGTTGTCCTGGTTTCTCTTGGTAGATATAGTATTCATCTGTGTTTTCAATAATCTTAGCACCAGTTACAGGATCCTTAGAAGTTTTTACTTCTTTTACTTTACGCATTTTTGAAGAATCTATAGGTCTTATATCTTCAATGCCTTTAGCAGGATTATCTACATTTGCAACTAAATGAAAAGTTAATCTTCCATCAATATACCATCGTCTAAATATATCATGACCCAAGTCTGTAAAATGCAACATCTTTAAAATGTCATCAAACTCTGCTTGGATCTTCTTTTGAATTCCGGTGGAAACTTTTAAGTCTTCCATTTCTAATTTTATAGCAAAGCCTTCTTCTGCTCCGCTGATAGCTTCGTTCATAATATCTTCTATTGCAGCATCAACTTCTGGATGCAGCGCTATGCCTCGATACTTCATAATCAGCTGGGCATTATCTTTTGATTTATCTCCGTCGATATCTACGTATTGACCATAATGTGCACCAGCTGCAGTTACGTAACCAGCACCATCCTCATCAACCGGAGGTACAATAGACTTCAGTTTAGTTTGGGCAGTTTCTGCCTTCTTAGCTCTTCTGAGCTCAAAACCGAATAATTTTAGTGACGTTTCAGCCATTTAATAACTTTCATATTTAGGAATGTACGGGGCAAGGTTAGTTGCCCCGTTACAAGTTTATATATACGATCCTTAAGTGGTCGTATCGGCAGCCTCCCAGTATTGGACCTGGAAGTCAACAGAGAATCTTTCGATCTCGTCGTTTGAGCCGTATGACACGTCGATAGGTGACACTGAAGTCGGAAAACAACCTCTAAAGTTGTATGTCTTCAACACTGTAGTATCTCTATCAAGCTGCTCTATGATAAGATCTGCTTCATAATCAGTAGGAGCTGTTAGGCCGGTATTTGCAGAATGTGCATTAATACCATTCATCCAGCGTTCCATAGAATTACGGACAGCAAAATCTGTATCATTGATAATAGTAGGTGACCATGTATCAAATGTACGGTCTCCTGCCATTTTTAGTATTCTTCCTCGAAAAGGCATCTCGATGATACCCATCGTTGAACCAGGAAGTTGTGCAGCTTCACACAAGAATGATGTTATTTCTACATCACCTCCTGCATAAGCTGGAAAGTTGATAGTCGCTTTGAACAGATTGGATCTGGCACCGCCGCCTTTCAACTTGGCTTTAAAGTCGTCTACTCCAAGAATAGCCATGTTTATATTCTCCTATCTGTCAATTAAACTGTGCCAACAACTTCTTCAAAGTCAACACCAGTTCTTACAGCTACGAAGTTTAGAGTTACGTAGTTGATTGAACGTGCTGGTTTGATGAAGATATTCGCTTTAAATTCATTCCGATCAATGACTGCAGCTGTGTTATTTGTGGAGTCACAAACAACTCTGAAGTCAGTGATACCGCGTCTACCTTGGATTTCTCTAAGGAATGGCTCTATAACGTTAGTAAATTCAGCTCGAGTAAACTCGTCGTTGAATTCAAACATTACATTACGTGCGGCTATCGCAATAGCTCTTTCAATTGCAAGGAACAATCTACGTACGTTAATACGATCGAATGCACTTGGTCTTGCTAATTTAGTCTTATCACCGAAAAGAAGTACGCCTTGACCTGGGATGTTAGATATTGGATTAACACCGACCTTGTAAAGAGTATCTCGTTCTGATTTATTAGGTGAGTAAGCTAATGATGTGATACCTACATATTGACCTCTACGTGGACCAGCTGGTGAGAACCA